ACCATGGACCCTTCATAAAGTTTCACGGTGCCCGGACCGAGGTGCTCTGCCAAGATAAAACTATTGTGTGGATGTGCTACATGATAAGCAATTTGGTGTGGACTCAGCTTTATTTTTTTACCTTTAGTAACCTTAAACTCAACAGTAAAATAAAAGAAATTTTCTGTGTATCCCAACGCATCCGGCATGCCAGGTATCGCTAAATTTTCTATGCGGTGCCACAATACTTTAGGTGTTGCCCTCTTAAATTTTCTGTAAAGTTTTGCTTCTGGACCCATAATGTTTTTGAGGTAACATTGTCATTAATAATCTTTAATATATCCCGGTGGCATTATAAGTAATTCTTCCTTATTTGGTTTCAAAACAACACGGATAGATGAGTCTCCGGGCTTGTTACTCTCGTGAACTTCTATACGTTTTATCTCTTCCAAGTATCCTCTCTCGGTCATGATATATATCTTTGCATTACTCACAGCGTTACCACGTTGGCCTTTAGGACCTTGCGTGAACTTATCTAAATACTCTTGTAGATGCTTAACGAACATTTCTAAGATCTGTATTTTCTTTCTTCAATTGATCGGATTGTATCTTATAGAACTCAACCTGATCTTTTAAATACGAGACTTCTTTTCTCAACTCAGCGTTTAAATTTTGATGAGATAGACTTATTCTCATTAAGTCTGCTATTCTCTCCTCTAAATCGTTTGGCCCTCTTTCTGCTTTATTATCTTCTAACGAAGCCATTTGTTGAGCAAATTCTTCTGCATCTTTATTTGTCATTACCATAGTTGACAATATAGGATTGTTACCTTAAATTGTCAATATGAGTTTTTTAATATGGCATCTAATAGCAATTGTGGCAGTAATAAGTTGTAGCTTTCTTATAGGCTATAGCATAGGGAAAAAGAAATGGGACTACCGAAAAGACTAACAGAAATGCAAAAGAGATTTGCTGAAATCCTTGTTTTTGGAACAGAGGATGGACCCGTTACAAAATCAGAGGCGGCCGTTCTAGCTGGTTACAGTAAAGATAGAGCAAGACAAGAAGGGTCAGAACTAACTAACCCAAAACAAAGCCCACTAGTGGTCCAATACATAGGAAATTTAAGAGAAGAGAAATTAAAAAAATATGAAGTAACTTATGAAGGACACGTAGCAGAGTTAGGAAAAATTAGAGAACGCGCTTTGAAAAAAGGCGCTTGGAGTGCTGCCGTAAACGCTGAGACAAATCGAGGCAAAGCAGCAGGGCTATATATAGACCGCAAAATAATAAAAACAGGAAAACTAGAGGACCTATCAGAACAAGAACTAGAACAGAAAATGAAACAAATTTTAGATGACTACTCACAGATTATAGACGTCACTCCCAACCCGAAGAAGATTGAGAAATAACATCTTTAATATTAGCAATCTCGTTTTTTAAATCTTCTATTTTATTTTCTAACTCTTTAATCTTATCTTTGTCTGTTTTTTTTCTCTTAACTGCAGAGGCACTATTGATCATTCGACTTTTGATATCAACAATTTTTATATTCATAGTTTAAATTATTATAGCAGCTAGTATGAAACCGATAGCAAAACCAATAATGTATTCTCTGTACAATAAGGCATATACTTCTCTGTCTCTCCATATTTTTTTAAGTTTATTCATTTATTTTATAATCCTTTCCATAGACACAATACATCCCGTAGGGAATATGTTTGTATCACTAAACACTTCATCTGTTTCATCATACGAATTAAACGTAATTAAATACTTTTTGCTTTTCTTAAAAACGTAGGCTTGTGTAATCATTTTAGCAATAGGCAGCTTCAACATTTCTTCTTTAGACTTGTGCCCCGCATCGCCGGTGATGTCGAGCCAACGGATAGTATAGAAGTAATACTTCTTTTTGTTAATAACCGCGTGTTTGTATCTTCGTTTACGTTTCATAAAATGTCCTTTTTGGATGTAAAATGTCCTTATATAGTAATTTTTACCATTAAAATGTCCTTTTTTATACCTAAAATGTCCACTATAATCGAATATTTTGTTGTCAAATATAGCTTTTTTGACATTATGGACATTTTACATCATCTAAATTTTTTTGAAAAATAAAAAATTTATGAAAATAATTACTATAGTGTCCATATCTTTGCCTAATTTATGCCATAAAGTCGCTTCAATATCGCCATCTTTGATTGTGCGTCTTCAATCTTGCCCAACAGCTTGTCAACCTCGCCCGTAATATCTACGTGTTCAGGTATGATTCTGCTACTTGTCATCAAGATAGTTATCTTGGCATTTGCATCAGCAATCTCCGCTTCGTATCTTTTGACCAAAGCAGTGTGTATTATTTCATGCGCCATAATATGCTTCCTCCTTTTCATCTCTTATTAGTTCATGGTAATAGTCTAGTCTTTTTAAGAAGTCGTGCTTTGCTTTTCGCAAATTAAGCCCGTCAATCTTAAATTCTTGATAATATAGGTCAGGAGTACATACCATAATTACGCATTGTTCAATGTTAGAGCCGTGTACTTGATCATGCGCCATGGCATATGCTGCAGCCTGCAACTTATAATCTCCAATCCATTCTTCTCTCTTGGGTCTGTTAGATTGTTTGAAGTCAATAATAGTTTCTTTGTCATTGTGCATACCAACTAAGTCTGTAGAGCCTGCGTAGAGGCCCGGATAATACAATGTGACCTCCGACCCGAAATATTCACTCACAGGTGCTAGACCGAGCTCTATGACCTTCTGAGCCATACGTTTCGTCTCTTGTCCTAAGTCAGTTAAATCCTCATAACCTTTACCCAGTACGTAGTTCTCTAAATACTTGTGCATACTCGTACCACGTGTAGCTGAAGCAATCTTAATTCTCTCTGCCTCTTTTTCGCCAACTTTCTTCTTCCAATCTTGTAGAAACTTTTGATCCTTAGTCTTACCAAGTATTGTTGTTACACTCGGCAACCTCTCACCCGCAACATCATATCTCCGTGATCCATGTTCCGTGAACCGTGTACTGTCAACATAGGTGTATTTGTTATTTAACTTTATCATTTTTCTTTCGATGTCGGCCCATGTACCAATCACCAGGTTCATAGTCCCAACGTTTACCATGGTGTCCTCGTACATCTGCGTACCACATTCTTAGTCTTACTATTAATTTTTTAATATTCATGTTTTTCTATATCAAAGTTCACGACGCAACGAACATGTTTCTTTGGTTGTTCGGAAGCATGGTATGTCTGTCCATCAAACATAACTAAAGTTCCTTGTTTTGGTGTAACTCTTTTTACTATCTTCTTACCTTTAAAAAATATAGTATCTCCATCCGCATCAACAACATAATATAAATAAACAGTATGTGGTAAAGGTAGATCAACGTGAGCGCTATCGTGGTCCTTACCATACAGTTTTAAATTTAAAGGCACCTGTAAAAATGTTCTCGCTTGATAGACCGGCTTTCTTGTATATGGTTCTAATATAGGTATAATCACATCTAAGAAGTGACTTACCACCTTACCCTCTTCAACAAAATTGTGAGAAAAACCAGGCCTACCTTGATTGTTTTTCGTATGCTTGTCTGTAATATCAAACTGATAAAACCAAGGGAAACTATTATCAGTATTATATAACATTCTGTCGATAATCATTTCTTGTTTTTCTTTTGATATACAGTTCTCTATAATCTTCATGTTTTTATCTCTATTCTCTTGCTTCCTGCTAAAGCTTTTCCAATTTTAACATCGTATACATTACCCGATACACTAATTCTTGTGCAGTCAGACTTGAAAGGACTTACCCAATGTTTAAGCCAAGCAGGAAAAATAAACATATCTAACTCTATCGGAAAATGAGATACAAAATTTATGGCATCTCTCATACCATCACCGTAAACAAATTGTATACCACCAGGGCCACAGCTTTTACCCTTGGACGCTTGGTTTTCAATTCTTAAAACTTCTGGAACCTGTAAATAGATAACAAAAGATAGCGTGCCATCGTGATCGTGTGGCGGGTTAAACTCGTGTTTCTTTTGATTATTAATCCAAAGAGCCGACAAAACATAGTCTGTTTTTTGTGGTTCTCTTTGAAAAAACCTAGCTTGAGCTTGATCGTAAATATGAAAATATTTACCAAGATAAGGCAGTATTCTTTTTCTAGACTCTGTGGGATACCCTGTTTCGTGGTCCAGTTGCCCTGCTAAATTTTTTCTGTAATCTAACTCCTTGTTTTTTCTATTCTTTTTCCACTCGTCCATAAGTATCATTCTTAAACCTTCATCAATTTGCATTCTAACAAGAGAAGGTCCCCAGTTGTGAGTTGTTACTGGTATCTCTGTTCTCGTATCTTTTGGATATTGTTTTTCTTTTTTCATTTGTTTTCCTATATTAATTGTATGTTAAAAGACCATACGATCCTGTCTTCTTTGGTTTTATTAGGAGTTACGTGATGCGCCAACCAAGACGGAAAAAGTATGATTTTATTTGTTAGTGATTCTTTCATAATACTGCCAGACTGATACATATTGTATTCTTTCCATGCACCATCAAACCAGTATCCTTCTATTTTAGGATTAGGGTTTAAAAAAACTATGTCACCACTATCCGCTCCAGATTTAGTGTAAAACGCACCAGATAAAAAAGAGAAAGGATGATTGTGTGGGCTGTTGTAATGATTTTGATTGTTAATAACAAACCACATATTAGCAAGAGATAAAGCATACTTTTCTTTAACCTTTAATTCTCTACAATAAACATAACTCATTTTAGTTATAGCTTTAATAAGAGGTTGTAGTACCGGTTCTTCTAAATGTAGATCATCGGAGTGAAAACCACCTTGGGTAGATGGTATTCTTTTTGTTTTTATATTTTTATTTTTAAGTTCGTAGGCGTATTTGTTTAATTCACTTACATTTACTTTAATGTTATCCTCTAATATAAAAGTAGAAAAAATATCTTCTTTAATCATCCTGTCTACCGTAACCTGTTCCTATCTTTCTGTTCTTCCATCTCTTGTTCCAACCATAAACATTCATCTTACTACCGTAATGTTCAAAGAATCTATAATAGACATCCTTGGTTTTCTTCCAAAAATATAAAATATCATCTATTGCATCAGGTATTGTTTTCATTGTCTCCTTTAAAAAACTTTCTACAGTGTTCAGCATACTCCTCATCACTAACGTGATCAGCAAACATATTTAACATAGCTTTGTATGCACCGCCGCTTTTGTAATCATCGCTAATTGTTTTATCTTTAAATACATTATCGTCAGCGGGAACACTACGTCTAGTACTCTCCCCATCTGACGCCGGGCTTCGACGCTTATCGCTTAGGTCCATTGGGCCGCTAGTTGCGATGCCTTGTACCCCTATCCCGGTAACTTTTCTAATTTTTATTTTATTTTTAATTGCCATAGTGTTTTACAATATCCTGTAATTTCTTTTTCTTAACAATACTATATGGCAAAACTTTGTTTGCAAACTTCAACGCTAATCTATGTGAAGCTCGGTATCGCCACTGTGGTTTCTTACCCATACCACCTACTTTTGCTCTGTAGTGTATGTTACCAAAACCTAAAAAATTTTTAACCCAATATATAACTTCTTTGTTTGTCATTGATATCTCACAGCTGTGTACTTGCACAGTCTTGTTAGACTTTTTGTTTCTTTGTAAATAACTCGATGCACATCCGTCAGCATCAAACAATCCTGCTAAATACTCAACTGTCATTTAACTTGTCCAAATGTTATCCTAACCATTGCTTTTATAGGGTCCCATGTAATCTTATCAATCTTCTTTGATTGACTGCAACTCATCAGGAATAATAGGATCAAAATCCCTAGCCCAAATCTTTTCATCTATCTCTCCTTCCGACCAACAGTTTAAACATTGTACTATTTTACCTATACTTGTTTTTAAATACCCATTACCTTTACACTCAGGACATATTCTTCTACCTGTCGACATAATCATGACTGTACTTTGGTAAATTAGTATACTCCTTTTCTTTTTGTCTTCTTACTTTTCTTTTCTCAGCCTCGTTTTTAAGAATTAAAATATTGTTCGTGGCATTTCTAATGCTTGCATGCTTTCCTAATAAGTTTGCTTCTCTTTCGATAACTTTGTTTAACATTTTTTCTTTGACGTATGTGCCTTCTCTTCCCGCCATTCTACATACCATGTTAAAATCTTTGCCGTGTTTGATCCAACGTAAAGCTTCTAATGCTGATCTTTCATCTGCTGAATAAAATGCATCATCAAAAGCCTTAGCTAGAACTGAGATCCAAAGTTTTTGTTGCGGAGTTTTATTGTATTCGTTTAATCGAATAACATCACTGTTCGCAAACGGTAGTCTATGCTTTGCCATTTTTCTTTTTCTTTCTTTTTTTCGCTGACCTTCTATCTGGTTTTACGTAAGTTGATAGTTTAGTTTCTAAACCTAACTTTTTTATTTTTTCCATAATTAATAACTCAATGGTCTGTGACATCGATAGTGCAAGACCAGGGGTCATTTCTCTTGCCAACAAATGTCCTGCAGTATATACCTCGTTCTTAAGGGAAGTATTTCTGTATTTTGTAGTGTCTGTCATATATTCTCCTTTCACACATTTATAGGATAATCCTAAAGGACTGTCAACAATGAAATTTATTTTAATTATGAAAATTTGTTCTGCCCTGTCGGGCAACTGTCTACCAGAACACAACGGTGGCGTGCATAATTCTTGGTATGACTGTGCGGCTGCAGGATCATTAAATACTCTTAACGCTATGGCAGAATTAGGTAAAGAGGATGTGAATAAAAGAAAGCTTTTTGTATCCTTTAAATGCGATCCAGTCTTAGGTGCTTGACAATGTGTTTAAAATATGGCAAGAATATGTTATCTTTTCTCACCTTATAACCTATTTCTCATTTCCCTCGTAGAGATAGGTTCGTTTATCGTGGTTCGTCACCTCCACAGATATAACCAATAACTTTTTTACCTTTATAAGTATGATAGTAATGATTTGACATAAAGGTTTTCTTTTTCTTTTCATGAACCGCTACGTTAGTGTGAAACCAACTGGAGCAAGATGTGTGTATTTCAAACGTATTTAGTTTGATGTCTCCACCAAAAGTTAAATACATTAATGTGATCATTATAGGTTTCATATGATAAAGCTTCCAAATATAAAAGCACTATATACCAGAATACATAATAAAAATGCAATCCACCAAAAGAATATAATTATATTCCACATTAGAATGATTCTAAACTAACGGCCTTGGCCGCGATATTTCTTACGCCTGGGCACGCGTTTAGAGTGGTGCTTTGAGTGTCTACCAGGTCTTTTTTTGGGAGTTCGTTTTATGTATGTGTTAACGCCAAAAAGCGGTTTCTTTTTAGCCATGTTTATCTTCTTCGTCCGGTAAAATACTAGCTTTAAACTTAGTTTCTTCGTTGGCTATAACATATTTAATCACACCATTTACTTTTTGTTCTAGATCAAAACCACAATTAACACATCGATAAAGGTGTGGTTCGAAAGATACAAGAAGTGTATCTGTTCTACACTCTGGACAATTACCAGTTACAATTTGTGAAGTGAGTGTTCCTATTTTAGTCATAGTTTATAATTATTCTACGACTTGTCCGTCTTTCCATTTCATTTCAGGAAGTCCGTTGTCATATTTTTTACCGTCAAAAGTTAAAACTTGTTTTCTGTTAGCGCCTTTCTCATTGTAAGATACGTGAACCCATCCTGCTTGGCCATCGTTTGGTTTGTAGTATTCAAGTATGAGCTGGTCAAAATCACAGTTAGCTTCTATCCAATAAGCTAATTTAATATTAGGAACAGACATAATTTCTAGGTCGACCGCCTGGCCTTTTGCATGTTGCGATGTTTTTTTGCTGCCGATCGCTTCGCAAAGCGCTTCGGATCGATAGCCTGATGTGATTGTAACTGGCTTATCAAATTTAGCACGAAGTGGTTCTAATATATTATAACAAACTTCAGTAAGATTATGTATCTCACCTGACCCCGGTGTATTGTCTATACCTTTACGAGCAGCCGTCATAGACTTAGTCATTTCTTCTAATGTAAAATGTTTACTTAGTCTCATTATTTTATTATACTTAAAATTTTCTTACGATCCATGTATATTTCTGTTTTAGCCTTTACTTTTTTGCAAGTAAATACTACTCTTTCTGGGTTTACCTCGTTCTGAGCCAGGCGTTTGGATTTTAAACAATCGCTTAACGAGCTTTTATATGTATGCTCTATCATATTTCCGTTTAAAGTTAGGATAAGTGCAAATACAGTTTCTATCATAAAACTCTGCCTTTATTTGGTCCTTTTTTAATTCTGTACCTATGTGTACCCGTGCCATTAATTTCTACCTCTTTTTTAAGGTCTTTTACATAGCTCATTTGTTTTGCTTGCTTCTCCATATCAGAGATATAATTTAAAATTTTTCTAGTGTTTCGGTCCATTTCCGTTTCTAATTATTTTTTCTACATCTTCAGTCAACTTCTCAGTTCTTTTCTTTAAAAATTCTATGTTAACTGCATTGTTTCTCATACTTTTAAGTTCTGCTTCTACGTCCTCTAATAAACCACTAACATGTTCTACAATCATAAAAAGTTCTGCCTCTCCAGCTGATTGACCTAACTCACCTCTTGGGTATTTAATTCTAAACTCTGTGTTTTGTTCTAAATCTTTCTGCATTAATTCTATTTTTGTGGCGTGGTTGTTGAGCGTTTCGTGCAGGCCAAAATAAGCCCAGGTTCCGATAGCGACCATCGCGATCAAACTGGCAACCGTCTTCATCGGCATTTGCACAGCTGCTTCTTCGCTAATTTTCATTGGTTTATTTGCCATTCTTTTCCTTATAATTGTCTAGTGTTACCACATCTGGGTTATCTTTTAAATACTGTTGTTTTAGCTCTGTCCAATAGCTAATTTTAGGATCAAAATCTCTGTCGCCAGCAAATTGAGATGATGACATCACACCAACTTTCATACACATATTGATTAGCTCTGCAAACTCCGGTGGTGGAGGGCTTATTCTAGGTACTCTTTTACACTCTTTAATAACTTCTAGTTGTGTTTTAATCTTCATTTGTTTTTCTTGTTCAGCAATAAACTCCTCTGTACATGCTGATCCTAAATATTTTCTATAAGTAAATCTTACACTTCTATCATCATCAGTGCCTTCATAATTATTACTAGGACTATTATGATTGTAATTATATTGATCGTCTCTTTGTTCAATAGAAACGTCAAAACTACCTCGACTACATGTGTTTGTTCCGTTTTGTAAATACTCGTTACGTGCTTGTACTGATGTTGCTACAATCAGAAAAAAAATAATCCAGAATAGATTACCTGTTAAGATCTTTGATATCGTATGCATGTTCCCTTACCTGGTCTGCTAGTTGTCTATATAAATTTTCTGCCATATCCCACGTTGCTTCTGCTGCAGATAATCTTGTAGCAATTTCGGTTAGTTTATCTTCTGCTACTTTTAAATCTCTTTCAATATTTACAAGAGTTGATTTGTTTGCTTCTATTGTATCCGTAAGATTAAGAACATATCTTACAGATGTAAATGTTCCTGCTAATATAGCTGCTACAACAGGAACAATTACAATATTCTTTTTTACCCATTCAAATCTGGATAATTTACTTTTAAGTTGTTTCTTTGCCATTACTTATAAAAACCTTTAAAAATCCATTTAACATACTTGTCCCATAGACTTTTAATTTTATCCCAAATTTTTTTAATCATGTTTTTTCTCCTCAATTTCGTAGAAGAACTTATCAGTATCTTCTGTTTTCCATTGACTTGTGTTTTCTACATTCCACTCAGAAGTTTGCACTTTCCAGTCTGGAATATTATCTTTTACTGTAAACGAAGGTATATCCCAAATGCATCTATTGTTAGGTTGTGCTGCATAGTTCCCGTCGTCAAGGGCTATGATGTGAGCACATTTGTGCTCATGCGGAATCTCTGAATGGTCCGTGTCAAGTATATTACTTTCAGGATGAGCAAAGTCAACCGTAAATAAGTACTTACCGTGGTGCCATTTTTTATCTTTTCCTATGTATTTACCAGCTTGTGCTTCTAAAATATCCCAAGAATGAACAGCAGGATAATAGCTGAAACAATTCCATAACTGAAGCTCATCAAGTCTGCGTCTAGGAACTTTTTCTGGATCAAAGCCTCTTTGAATAAACGCAGATATCGGTAGACGATAGTAGACAGCTCCATTTTCCATAATACAATGAAAAAGGATGGCACGGCCTGTAATAGCCGAAAGACCAAATATAATACAGTCTTCAACTTCACCAACATGTTTCTTAAGGTCATAAAGATACTCTTTTTTTATTTGTGCGTATTCCGGTGGTATGTTTGCATTTAAGTAAGCCATAATAAATCCTCATTTGATACTGCCCCAGTTGTCACCTTCTTCATAATCTACTTTATTAGGAACTTCAAGTGATACTGTTGACTCCATTATTTCTTTGATCTTATCAGCTTCTTTTTTATTTTGTATAGATATATCTAACTCATCGTGAACTTGTAGATGAGGCAGTATGCCTTCAGCATGTAAATCTATCATAGCCTTCTTTGTCATGTCGGCTGCAGACCCTTGTATCAATCTATTTAAAGCTTTGTATGTGTATGCTCTTTTTATCCCTGGTCCGTGTTCCGCGAGCGCATCATCGTGAGACAATGGCTTGTGAATACCGAACTGATTGGGCTCCCACAAATGGAACCTGCATAACCTACCAAGAAGAGTTCTTACCTTACCCTTACGTTGTGCTCTGTTCATCACAGCATCCATAAGTTGTTTAACAAAAGGTACTTTACTGTGATATTGTTTAAACAATTCTTCAGCTTGTAATTTGTTTACACCTAGCTCTGCTTGTAATTTATTTTTACCCATACCGTAAAACAAACCAAGATTGATTGTTTTAGCTTGCGTTCTAGGTATGTTGGCCATATCTGCTACAATTTTGTGAAAGTCTGCATCACCATCTTTATAAGCATCGACAACATCTTCTACAGAATAGAATCCTTGTAACGCTGCGTAGTGTACAACTAGTCTAGGTTCTTGTTGATTGTAATCAAAACAACCCCACTTGCATCCTTCTTCAGGTATAAATAAACTTCTGATCCGTGGTCCAAGTTCTTTGTTTCTTGCTGGTATCTGCTGTAGGTTTGGATTGTTCATACTGAATCTACCTGTAACTGTACCACCACTGTCACCACGTAACTGGTTTATCTCTGCATGTATTCTACCTTTGCCAGAATACTTTAGTATCGTATCCAAGAACGTAGTGTGTGCTTTGTTAATCTCTCTTGCTTTTGCAATCGCTTGCACAATATTATGTGGATGATTAGCTAAAAAGTTTTTAGTAAAACTTGGTGCACCTGTTTTCTCTGTTCTATCATAAGGTAAACCTAATTTATCAAATACTTTAGCAATAGATCTTGCAGCCCATATTTGTACTTCTTGTCCAGTTTCTGCATATATACCACCCAACAGTCTATTCTCTTCTTCAACCATTTGTTTTTTCTCTTCTGCTGCACGTTCAACATCTACACGTACTCCTAAAAATCTCATATCAACAAGAACAGGAAACAACTTAGTTTCCATTTCAAAAATGTTTCCAATATCTTGATGCATTATTTCTTTTTTTAACTCCTGCCATAGCTCCAATGTCAGTTGGGCGTCACGCTCTGCGTAAGCACCAACGTACATAGCTGGCAGCTTATACATCTCTGCTTTTGGATCTACACCCCAAGACTTTGCAGCTTCATATAATGCAGATTCATCTTTACCTTTACCAACGTAATCTCTACCGCAACCATTTAAATCATATCTAAATCTATTCTCATCTATCAACGATGCAGCTATCATTGTATCTACAATCGTTCCGTTTATTTTTAAACCCAATGCTCTTAACCAACATACGTCATACATTGCGTTGTGAAATATTTTTGTAGCTGGTGTATTAAGCTGATCTTGCAACCATTTTAAAACTACTTTACGATCCATATTACCACCACCTTCGTGAGCTATTGGATAGTATGCACACCAATCGTGTGTTGCTAATGATACACCCACAACATCGCCTTCGCCTACAACAGAACCAGATCCCATCCTTTTGTTTAAGTTTGGATCTTTTGTTTCTAAGTCGATAGCAATCTCATTATACTTACCTAGATCAGGAAAGTCTGTTGGTGGTATCCACTCTGTCTGTGGTTTAAAGATCGGTATCTGCATCATCACCCTCGTGTTTACATTCACCGGCTATTGCCATGTACGCAGCTGCATCTACATAGGTGTCTGATGTTGGTTGACCAAACTTTGTTCTGGCTACTTTTAACAAGGCCATCATGACAGCAGCGTCGTGTGCCGTTATCTCTTTATCTAAATATGCCGTCCATAGTTTTGCTATGTTTGCATGGTTTATTATTTTATCACCATAAGTTTTTGCTCTAGGTCCTATGA